AGAGATTGGCAAGAGGGTGAATGTTTTACTACCCCGCAAGTGGCAGGGTAAGTTCATCAAGAAGGTGATAACCTTTGAAGCTATTGAGGACAAAAAGGGAATTAGCTACCGCTATGTTGGAAAATGAACACATCACCCTTGATCGCAACTGGTGCAGGGAGCAGTCCGACCGATTAGCAAGCTGGGAGATACTTCGTCGTCACGTCCTTCACGAAAGTGGAGTAGCAATGACAAATGGTGACCTATGTGATACAATAGGCGTATCATCGACTTACACTATTCGATTGCTTAAATCTATACAAAAACGACTCGCAGAAGAAAATGCTGAATGAATCAATCTCTGAGTCCTTGACATATGTCCAGGATGAACCCGATATCAAGACCCTACGTTTTGCTTATGAGCAAACGGTAACTGAGCTTGATGCTTACTTTGACCTATGCCGTACTAGTTACGATGACCGCCGTAACTGGTGGCCTGGCAAGAGCCGAGATCATCGCAAGCACGGGGCTGATGCTTTCCCTTGGGAGGGTGCGTCAGATATGGAGTGCCACTTGATTGATGAGCGCATTACTCGTCTAGTATCTCTTTTTATGGCATCGTTGAATCGAGCCAATGTACGAGCATTTCCAGTTGAGAGTGGTGATATTGCTCGAAGCCGCATTGTTTCGGGTTTCCTAAAGTGGATGGTAAGTTCGGGATATATCCCACGCTTCTACCGCGAGATGGAACTCGGTGCTAACTATTTGCTTGAGCGGGGTATACTGATCACGTATGTCGGATGGCAGCGTGAAGATCGACGGTTCCTACAGGAACTTGACATTAATCAGATTGCACAAGTCAGCCCGGATGTAGCTGTTGCTATTCAAGACGGGAACGACGACGAGGAGTTGATTGCCCTGCTACAAGCTACATTTGAAGGAACAACCAAGAAGCGAGCAAAGAAGGCACTCAAAGCTTTACGCAAGGATGGTCTAGCTGAGTTGCCTATTGTACGCCGACAGGTCAACGCACCCGAAGTAAAGACACTAGCCCCAGATGGGGACTTCTTCTTTCCTCCGTATGTGACTGACCCACAGCGAGCACCTTACTGCTTTTGGCGAACTTACTACACCCCACAAGAACTAGAAAACAAGGTAACAACAGATGGATGGGATCAGGACTTCGTTGACCACGTTATTGAAAAGTATCGGGGTGTTAATATTGACTCCATTGAACGCGAGCAAGAAGGTCGTCGCAGTATTAGCCTTACTGACAATGCTTACCAAGCTGACGAACTCATTGAGATCTGCTACGGATATCAGCGACTAATTGACCAGGAGGATGGAGCAGAGGGCATTTACTGCACTGTATTCCACAGGGAGTTCAGCGGTGATGAGATGACTCAAGGCTATGCTAAGTTCGAGTTACTCAATGGCTACGAGGACTACCCTGTAGTAGTAACCAAGTTATCCGAGGACAGCAAGCGTCTCTATGACACATCGACTGTACCTTCTTTACTGCGGGGTCTACAGAACCAAGTAAAGGTTGAGCGTGATTCACGTACTGACCGCAACAGCCTATCTACTCTACCTCCTATCCTGCATCCAGTTGGTCAAGCACCTACTGATTGGGGTCCAGGTCGTATGATTCCTTATCGCCGCAAGGGTGACTTGGATTTTGCTCCTACACCTCCGCCTCCTACTGGATCAATCGAGATGGAATCCACACTGTTGGATTTAGCTGATCGCTTAGTTGGACTCGATGAAGAGGGCAGCATTAGCCAGATTCGCAAGCAGTTCCTAGTTGATAAGTTCCTTAGCCACACAGCAGAGGTTCTGCGTATGGCATTTAAGTGCTTCCAACGCTTTGGACCCGACGAGATCTTCTTCCGTGTAACAGGAATCCCTGACCCTCAGTCATTCGACAAGGGGAACGCTGATGAGAACTTTGACATTATGATTAACTTCGATGTGCAGAACACTGACCCTCAGACCATTGAGGCAAAGACTCAGCAGTTCGTAGCACTGAATCAGTTAAACGCTAACAACCGTCTGAACGTAGATGCCCTACTGGATGTCATTGCTAATAGCATTGACCCAGTGATGGCTGACGCAGTCCTTCAGCCAGTTGAGACAGCACAGCAGGAAGTAGTAAAGCAGGTCACTGATGATCTATCCAAGATCTTTGCTGGTATCGAAATGCCTGCACGTCCAGCGGGTGCTCAGATTGCATTGCAGGTTATCCAGCAGTACACTCAACAGCCCGATGTAGCACAACGTGCTCAGACGGATGAGGCATTTGCGGCTCGACTACAGAAGTACGCTGGTCAGTACACCTTCCAGATGCAGCAAGCACAGAATGCTCAGATTGGTCGAGTAGGTACAGCACCTGCACAAATGGGAGACATTGATACTCAGAATCTATAATGACACCAAGCGAATACGCAAACAGACGAGCCAAGGACTTACGAGCCAAGGAATACTACGATATGATTGCCCTCAATGAGGGTGTCAAACCAAAGGTATACAAGGACAGCAAGGGTCACAGGACTATTGGTATCGGTTTCAACCTAGAGGATTCAAGCAATCGAAAGATCCTAAAGAATGAAGGAATCGATATTAATGAACTCTTCAATGGCAGGGAACTAAGCAACAAGGAAATCAAGACCCTGTACAATTACAGCCTAACCCAAGCATTCAACGATGCCCAAAAGTTTGACAAGGGATTTGCAAGACGACCTGAGCCAGTAAAAAAGGCAATTGTCGATATGTCCTTTAACTTAGGGCTGACTAAACTAAACAAGTTTAAAAAGATGCGTGAAGGTCTAGAGGCAAATGATTATAACGTAGCAGCCGATGAAATGGTTGACAGCAATTGGTTCAAGCAAATCAAGTCCCGTGGTCCACGTACAGTAGGTTTAATGCGTTCAGCAGCTCAGTAATATGAATATACAAGACGATATCAATAGCTTGCACAGTTATGAATCCTTTGCTCGATTCATCAAAATGATTCACGAACTCCGGGAGGAAACTATCAGTGAGATGCACGAAGCATCAAGTGAGACTATTCAACAGGTTTCCGGTCGAATCATTACCTATGATCAGATCCTGCAAATGTCAGGGTGGGACAAGCTTCGATTGAAGCATTCAGATAGAATGTAAACACGTATGTTATAATGCGCTCATCGCCATCGCTCGGCGTTAATGAGTGGTAATAATATGACAGACGAAATCGAAACTGCTAACGCTGAGGCAGACCAAAGTTCAGTGGACAATAATAATATATCCGTCGAGGATTTCGCAATGCGGAGACTTGGACAACTAAATCCTGTAGCTGAAGAGCCACAAGAGGAAGAGGTCGAAGAAACCGAGGAGCAGGAAACCGAAGAGGTAACTGAGGAGGAAGCTGAGGAATCAGTTGAAACCGAGGAAACCGATGAGGAAACCGAGGAGTCCGAAGATGTTCTTTCACAGTTGGACTTGGACGATATGTCCGAGGAGGATTTGCGGGAACTGGCTGACAAGCTAGGTAGCCGTGCTGTAGCTCGATTCGGTGAATTGACTGCCAAGCGCAAAGCTGCCGAAGAACGTCTAGCTAGTCTAGAAGCTAAACTCAAAGAAACACCTAACCCATTAGAAACCAAGAAGGTTGAAAATAACCCCTACGGTAACCTTGATTCTGTCGAGAAGTTACAGGCCAAAGCGGGGGAAGTCGACCAAGTTGTTGAATGGGCTGAGGATATTCTGTTTGAGAGCGATGGCTATGCCGCTGATGACATTGTAACCGAAATCGAAGGTAAGGAGTGGACAAAGAAGGACGTGCGACAGGCTTTATTGAAAGCCCGTAAAGCACAGAAAACTTTTCTCCCCGATCAACTCAAGAAGGTTCAGGCGCAAATTGAAGGAGAACAGCTCGCTGATTCTTTCTCAGAACGTGCCAGAAAAGAACTGACCTGGTTGGAAGGTGAGGACAATGACTTACGCAAACAATTTGAAGCCACTGTAGGTGACGAACGTTTCAAACAACTGAAGAAAGTTGTTAAGCGGGAAGCACCAGAGGTAGCTGCACAATTGGATTATTGGTTCGCTCACGCTACTAACAGTATCTACGGACGTAAGCCCGTTACTGAGCGTAAGACATCCGCTGTATTAAATCCCCCCAAATCAGCAAGTCCATCAGCTTCCAAACCCGACAAGGGAATGGGAAGAACAGCCAAAGCCCTAAAGGAATTAGAGGCTAGGTTCAAACAGACGGGTAGCGCAAACGATTTCGCCAACCTCAGGAAATTCAAAATGGCTTCTCGCCACTAACTAATTCATTAACTAATTCATTAACTAACTCTATATAATTATGGCATTCTCTAATACATACGATACTAATCCAGCAGGCGGTTCCGCTGCCTCTAACCGCGAGGACTTGACCGACGTCTTGACTATCCTTGCTCCTGAAGAAACTCCTATCCTTTCTTCTGCTAACAAGCAAAAAGCATCCGCAACTAAAGTTGAGTGGACTGTTGATGCTCTTTCTGCTCCTAGCACAGCTGGGATCGCCGAAGGTGCTGACGTAACCACATTCACTGACCAGTTCGCTGGCCGTGCTCGTCTTGGTAACCGCGTTCAAAAGTTCCGCCGGGACTACAAAGTTTCCGATCTGCAAGAAGCAGTCGATTCAGTTGGTCCAGCTAAAGTTGCTCAAGCTGAAGCTAAAGCAATCCGTGAACTCAAGCGCGACATCGAAGCAAGCCTTGCTTCTGCTAACACTCAGACAACCGAAGACGGTGCTGGTGTAGTCAACCGCCTTGGTGGTCTTGGTGACTGGATTCAAAATGCTGCTGGTTCGGGTAACGTACCTGCTGCATTCCAAACTCCAGCTGCAAGCATCGCTGATGTTACTACTGGTGAAGGAACATTCGCTGAAACTGAACTGAACAGCATCATCTCTTCGATCTTCAAGGTTACTGGTACAACCAACAACCTTATGCTCGTTGCTGACACAGCTCTCCGTCAGGACATCAGTGACTTCGCTCGCATCAGCGGCAGTGCTACTGAGAACGTACGTGCAGTCAACTATGACGGCAACAGCGGTAGCATCAAGCTATCTGTTGACCTGTATCAAAGTGACCACGGCATCGTGTCCGTTGTGAACGCTAACCCTGATTGTATGCCAGCTCAAGCAGGCATCTCGGGAATGGCTGGTTACTTGGTGAATCCTGAATACTACGGTGTTCACGAACTCATCCCTATGGGTAGCTCTCGCCTTCCAAATCTTGGTGGTGGCGAACGTGGATTCGTTGATTGTGCTTTGACACTTGGTGTATACCACCCTGGTGCTCACGGTAAGATCGTCAGCGCATCTTAATTAATTCTGGTTGGGGGGCGAAAGCCCCCCTGCCTTTTTTTTATGGATATCATTGTACCAAATTCCAAGACTTACTCCGACGAGGAGATTGACCGTGCCTTAATGCAGGAGATCCAAGGTGGACTCCAGTTGGAAAGAGCGACTGAAAAGGATCGCTACCAGCAAGCAGCTAAGGAGGCACATCAACTAAAAGGTACTGTTCATCCTACATTGGGACGACCAGTTGCTACAATGCCAGCCCGCGAGTTCTTTCGACTCGTGCAGAAGTACGGTCAAGAGACTGTGCATTCTAAAGAATTTTTAAAGTACTACAACAAGAAGTTCCCAGAACTTAGCCCCAACAAAATCTAATGCAGACCAGAACTTACGGTGATCTTTTCAAGACAGCATCAGCCCTGATAGGAACTGGTGGTGAGCTTTCAGCTGGTGAGCAAAGCCAACTCGGCCACTTTATCAACCGTAGGTTTCAACAGGCATTTGACGAAAGTCCAGTATGGCCCCGGTATTTTGTTCCTTCGGAAGAAAGAGACATAAATTTTTATACACTATCAGGAGCTACAAGTTCAACAAGCACTTTGGTTAATCAAAGTTACAAAATTCGTGGAACAGCATCTGGATTAGGTTCAACAGCAATTGCAGGCACAACGGTTTATCAAGGCACTACACATCCAACTTCTTTTATTTATAAGAACTCAAGCAATGCGTGGGCAGTTGAAACTAGTTCTGGATATACCAAAGAAACTGACGGAACAATTACTGTTTCGGGTGGAACTGTTCAGTTTACCGAAGCTGATACTGTAAAAAATGATGCAATTGAAGATGTTGAAACTTGGACACCAAGAACAGGTGATGATGCGCTTAATGTTGTAACTAAAACTTTAATAACTTATTCTGCACTCCCAGAAGGAAAAACTACTATTGGTGATTTTAATAGAATCCACAGAAAAAAAGCGTTTAAAAATAATTCAGCCGTTGAATATGATTTTTTTGTAGATTCTTTTGGGGCTAATATTCTTAATGTTGAAAGCACTTCTGGCAATACAGCATTTGTCTCCTACAAGAAGCAGTTCACACCATTTACTGTTACCTCGGATTACTACAACTCAACGGCAGAAGTTCCAGGTGAGTTCTTCAATTACATTGCTCACGCTGTATATGCTGACTTCCTACGGGTTCAGAACCGTCAAGAGGAAGCCATCGCTGAGGAGCAAGTAGCACAGACTTATCTAGTTCTTGAGCTGGAAAAGATCGACCTGCGTTCTAATAACAATACAATCAACCACAAGTTCTCAACTTACGTCAATCGGCAATCCCGATAGTAACCCCTGTGATATAATACAAATTATGGCAAGTTCACGAAATAACGCTCTGGAGTTTTCATCCGCTGGTTCAATTATCCTTGACGGTACTAACCACGCGAGTGCGGGTGTAGGTACTTACGGGGCAATTCAAATACTCAAGGACACCACGCTGTCCAGTGTAGTAGCGAGCAGTGTCGAGAACTCTGACGAATTACATACAGCATTCGGTGCTGGCACAATCCTTTATGGAAAATTCACCAACGTAACTATTGCGGCTGGTGGTCTTGTAGCAGTTCACAAAATTTAATATGCACATTAGCCTTGATTCAGCCCTGGGTCGCCAGAGACGGTTGAACTCAGTAGGCGAGAGCGTCTTTCAGATTGCTCCTAATGCTGCTGCTGGGTATAGTCTCCGTAGTTTAACTGGAGGTGACCCGGCGGTAGTTCGTGTCCGTCGTGAAAGCGATAACGCAGAGCGTGACTTTAACGCTAGTGGCGTAAGTTCTGGCGAGTTAGTCAACTGGGTAAACCAGCAGATCACACCGCCCCTTGACCTACGTGAGCTTACAGCTACGGGTCGTGATGGACCCATCATTGATGCAGCGGCTGCCTACAGCCTTCGTAACCTTAGTGACTCCTATACGGGGAACGTAGTAGAGGTACGACGCAATACTGACGGAGCCTTAAAGGACTTCAAAGCTTCCGAGGTAACAGATGGAACCCTTGAGGCTTGGGTCAACACTAGTTTTGCTAATGCCTTACCACTGGACACTGCAAGTGGAGCAGCGGCTGCTTATAGTCTTCGTAACCTTAGCACGGGCTATACAGGGAACGTAGTGGATGTACGACGTTCTAGCGATGACGCACCTCGTAGCTTTACTGCTGCTGAGGTTGCTGATGGTACGCTGACGGATTGGGTGAATACGGATGTCTCTTTTAGTGCTGGTAACGATTTCTTTAGTTCCACGGGCGTAGTGGTAATAAATGCCACACCAACAGCATTTGACGCTACGTCAGCTGGAGGAACATTTGACGTAAGAGCTGGGGGTCAAAATTACGTTGGTGCTGGAGCAAGCGAAGTAACGGTCAATTTTACAGTATCCAACTTTAGCTCCTCGCAGAGCATTGCTCTTGAAGCGTGGACACCAGATGGAAGTGGCACTTATGTCACGGCTGGAACAATAACTGGAAACGGTGCCTACACATTTACTTTTGACGTTACAGAGGACGGCACTGGTAGTATTTTTAGATTTCGTGGCACTGGGCTGACATCTGGAGATACGGTATCAGTTTCTGGGCTTTCCCTTAGCTGGACAAAAGCATCTGGACACGTCTCCCAATGGTACGACCAGTCAGGCAACGACAACCACGCAACTCAAGGGACAGACGCAAGTCAACCTAAGATTGTTAGTGCTGGTTCTTTACTAAATGAGATTAAGTTTGATGGGGCAGATGATGTTCTGAACTTTACTGAAATTGATTTTTCTACCAACAGTTGGATGCTTTCCGCTGTTGTCGATTGGGATGGATCAGTCTCTCCCATTGTCGGAGGTTCTACTACTCAATGGTCATTACAGGTTGCCACTTCTGATAATTTCTCATCTCGTGCAACTAATGACAGCACAATCCACAACTTTGACCCAACTTCTAGCATTGCAACTGGAGATGGATTATTTACAGTTCAACGCAGTAGCGATGTTTTAAGTGGGTATTACGATGGTGTTTTTGATGATGCTGCCCCAGCTATTACCGCTGCAAGCGAGTTTAAAGCTGATAAGATTGGACAAAGAGGTTCATTATATGGCTCTTCTGGAGTTAAAGAAATCATAATCTACGAAACTGACCAATCAGCCAAGCGTATAGCCATTGAGGAAAACATCGGTAGCAACTACGGTATTACTGTAACTTCCTCCAAGGACGGCACGGTATCAACTTGGTACGACCAGAGCACAACCGCTGGTACACCTAATGCTAACCACGCAGTGCAGACGGACGCAGCAAGTCAGCCTAAGATTGTTGATGCTGGGTCTTTGGTAACTGGTGGGATTGACTTCGATGGGGTGAATTATGGACTGGAGTTTGATGAGGAATCTGTAATCACAAATATGGATGACTTCTCGTCCTTTACTGTTGCTAAGTCAAATACAACATCAGGAACCAAGATCGCTCTTGCGGTTTCAGACGATACACCTAACGCTTCTCGCTGGTATTCTCCAATCTTAATCGGAGGTAATTTTACATTCGGCTACGGAACATCGGCAACTGCTGTGAGTTTAGGAACGGCAGATACTAACGAGCATTTATTTTCTTCAATTGCAGGAAGCACAACCGCTGAGGCTTGGAAGGATGGGACATCTGGCGGCTCGGTATCATCCGTAACAACAGCACCGTCGATTGTATCTGGTATCAACCTTGGCGGGTCAAACAATGCACTCTTATGGAATGGCTCCATCAAGGAAATAATCCTCTACAACACCGATCAGTCAAACAACCGTACAGCTCTTGAAGCTAACATCGGTGAGGTCTACAGCATCGCTGGTATCCCTGCTTATGATGATACCGTCAACGGCTTCGTAGAGACTTGGTATGACCAGTCAGGTAATGACAATGACGCTGTGCAGTTTACTGCTAGTAGTCAGCCTAAGATTGTTAGTGCTGGTGCTTTGGTTCAAGAGGGTGGCAATGCTTCTCTAGAATTTGATGGGGTTGATGACTACCTTGCGACAACTCAGGGTTACATTGTGGAAATATCACAGAACCCAGCTAGTGTCTTTGCTATTGCTAATCCAGATACAATCGCAGACGGGTACTTACTGACTGAGGGGGATAGTGTTACTGGTTACTCCTCTAGCTTTATTTTAAATGGTGCTTCCGTATCAACTGTGTGGGTTAATACCACTAGGTTTGGTTCTGGTTTCCCAGCAAGTTTAACTTTAGGTGGATTCATCTACGACGGAACAAACTTTCAAGCGTACTTGAATGGATCCGCTGATGGAGCCTCTGGTACAGCAGCCATTAATGCCGAAACATCTATTCAATCATACATTGGCACAAGGGCTGATGGAACTACTGATTTCTTTGCAGGCAAATTATCTGAGATTATTACCTACAAGTCCGACCAGTCAGCAAACCGTGTTGCCATCGAAGCAAACATTAACAATCAATACGACATCTACTAATGCTGTACTTAATCTACGACACTAAAGAGGCAGCCATTGACCGTGCTGACGAGGAGGGCAAGTACCTTGGCTTTGACTACTGGCTTGAGGACAACGGTAAGGGTACACGGTGGCTCACGTACCCCGATGAAACAATTGAATACAAGTGGGCATTGGATGTAACTGACTACGAGCTGGACTCCCAGGAGGAGGCTGACGTAGTGCATTCATACACACCTTTACCTCAACCACCTGAAGCGGAATAGCAATGCAAGACATCGTGTACAAATCAACAATTGGAACTGGAGGCTTTATCGCTACAATTGAACTTAGTCACATCAATGAACTTTTAGGGCTAGTCGTGGGTCTTGCCACTCTAGTCTATATGACTGCATCAGCAGTCAAAGTAATCAAGGAACTAAAGGACAAATAATATGAAAGAGATTATTACATACCTAGTATCAAACGTGGACAGCATTGTTGCTGCCCTTACTGCTATTGTAGCCGCTGCATCAGCTATCGCTGCACTTACCCCTACGCCAACCGACGACAGCCTTGTAGCTAAAGCATACAAGATTGTGGACTGGCTTGCACTTAACGTAGGCAAAGCGAAGGACAAATGATCTCGGTTATTGTTCAGTTGCTAATAGCATTCCCGAAGATCGGGGCTATGTTTCTGAAGGTACGTACTGCATATGTTAAAGAACTTGCTACTAGGCGTTACAATAAGCACGACGATCTTATTGAGCAATGGGTGCGCAACCCTAAAGCAAAGCAGGATACCAGAGTTCCTACAGGAACTGAACAACCACGAATTTAATCAAGAGCAAAGACAAACTATAGGAGAGATCCTTGAATACATTAACCAATTAGAAAATCAATAATATGTACGGACGTAAAACAAAAGATGCTGGTAAGGGTTCCTGTGGTGAACGTGGGGGTTGTGGCTGCGGAAAGAAGAAATAATGCCAAAGGACGCTTGCTATAAGAAGGTTAAGGCCCGTTACAAGGTATTCCCATCTGCGTATGCAAGTGGGGCAATTGCCAAGTGCCGGAAGGTAGGAGCCAAGAACTGGGGTACTACAACTAAACGGAAGAAGGTTTGAATGCCAGTACGGAAGACACAGAAGGGAGCCGACCTCAAGCGGTGGTTCAAGGAGGAATGGGTGGATGTCCGATCAGGGAAGCCCTGTGGACGACAAGCGGGAGAAAAGCGAGGGACACCTTATTGCAGACCATCAAAGCGTGTCAGCGAAAGAACCCCTGTTACTGCAAGCGAGATATCCGAAGGACAAAAGAAAAAGCGTATAGCCCAGAAGAAGAAACTGGGGCAGCCAGAGGGCAAGCCCCGCCGTGTTAAATCAATCAAGAAAAAGTAATGCCCGACAAATCCAAGATGAAGTGCAACGTACCACGCCGTGAAGTACAGGGTGGAAAGAAGTTCGTCGTGAAGGCCTGTCAGGGTGGTACAGAAAAGATTGTACGATTCGGTGATGCTAATATGAGTATCAAGAAGGATCAACCCGCCCGAAAGAAAAGCTACTGCGCTCGTAGCGGTGGAATTAAGGGTAAGTCAAACAAACTATCTGCTAACTACTGGAGCCGTAAGGCTTGGAACTGCTAATGGCTATATCAACAAATTACCACAATGGAACACCCTGCTATGTAATTAGCGGGGTGACTGCGTATGAACTACCGAAGTGCGAGTCCTCGGAGCCACGTTACATTCGCAACAGTGGACCCGATATACTGGTAGTATCCCCGAAGTCCGGGCAGACTATTAATAACTCAGCATCCGTGAGTCTTTCTCCTAATGACTGTATGTTGATTAACCCAATCGGTACTGACTGGGTACTGATCATACAGCCCACCGATACACTAGCAGTGAACCAGATTGGTTACACAGTGGGAACAGGTGGTTCAGTTACACAGACCTCAAGTGTAAATACCACAGTAACTTTAAACAAACCGTGCGGCAAGATTACTATGTTTGCTCACGACTTCGGTAATAATGATGTTCAATCATTTCAGTTAAATAACAGCTTTATTAGTGAGGATGATGTTATTGTAACAAACATTCGATCAGGTAGCAACAAGCTAAATAGTCAGATTGATGAAGTACAAAACGGGAACTGTAATATTACAATTGCTGACCTTCACAATCAAGCTACTGGAGTAATCAACGTTG